GGCTGGTGATCTTCATCGGTTCCCCCGGAATCCAGGGCCGAGGCCCGAAGGCCCCGACCCCGGAGAAAGGCTGAAAGGATCAGCTCGCCGCGATCTGGAGACGCGCCGAGGAACTGGGCCGCATCCAGCGACCGTCTGCCCGCATCCGAGTACGGAAGGCGGTGATGCCGCTGGCACCGTTGGTGAACGGGTCGACCTGACTGGTCACCTGCGAACGGGTCGCCACGACGTAGCTGCCCCGCTCAAGAAGAACAGCCTGGAACGACCCCGCCGGCGTGGCGTCGGTCATCGCATCCGAGACGTACACGGGATAGCCGAACAGCGTCCCCATGTTGAACGACTGCTGGATCGTGCCAGTCGCGTTCGGAAGGAAGAGCGGCCGCCCGGTCGCGCCCGCATCGGTCAGCCCGATGACGTGCTGGAACAGGGCCGGCGACATCAGCCACGACTTCTCGAGGCCCCAGTACTTCGCCGGCATCCCAAACGTGACGTCCAGCAGGTCCTGGTAGGTCACGCTAGCGATGGTGGTGTCACCACTGCCGGTCGAGATGTCGGCGATGGCGACGGTGCCGTTGCCTGCCTCATCCGGGAAGGTGCTGGCGATGTCCGCCTCAGCAGCCAGGAGGCCGTCCGGTGCGGTAGCGTTCTGAGCCGCAGCGGTGCCGAGGTACTTGGTTTCCCAGAAGTACGCATGAGCCTCCCCGTGCTGCGTCAGGATCTCATCGACCGCACCGCCACGGTTGTCGGAGATCACCTCTTCGGTGATCTTGGTCTCGGCCGCTGACTTGAACGCCCGAATTCGGAGCTTGCCGAAGTCCGGGTCAAAGTTGTCGTAGGCCACACCCTCGCCGGTAAAGTCGGTGATGGTCGCTCGAGCAGTCACCATCGGGATCTCGGCGTCGCTGGCGTAGCTGCGAACGGTCGCGGCCTGAGCCACGTTGGAACGCGAAGCGAACAGGCGGATCATCTCGTCCTGAAGATCGACCGGGAGCAGGTCGGCAGCGTTGCCACCGAAGTCGATCGTGCGGCGCTCGAAGCTGCCAGGCGACCGCATTTCCTGCTTGAGATCGCTCAGGAACTGCGTGCGAATCTCCTGCTGCGATCGCTGCTCCGGCTTCCGCTCGGCGCGGAACTCAAAGGACGGCGCGGTGAGCGACTCCCTTGCAGATGCAATCGTCTCAGCCTTGGAAATCTCAGCCTGGAGGCCACGGAATTCCACGTCGGACTTTTCAAGTTCTGCCACCTGATCGGTGGTCAGTTCCCCATCGACCGCCAGCAGCGCGTCGATCCGCTTTCGGGCTTCCATCGCATCGGCCCGCATCGAAACCAGGTCAGCCATTAGGCTTCCCCCCGTAAGTAGCGCGGGCACCCGGATAGGCGCCTGCTGTGACCAGAGACAGTTCGACGAGATGACCCTGTGTCACCTCGCGCATGCTCTGCTTGTTCGTGTGAAGCCATCGGTCCCCGTCGTCCTCGACGTAGAAACCGATCGACACTGCTCCGCTCATGTCGCCTCGCTCGAGCGCTTCGCGTAGATCCGGCCGCGAATCCGGCAGGGTCGCCGTGAACTCGAGGCCGTCCTTTGTTTCTCGGAACGACAGCGTGCCGGCACCGACCCGCGCGAGCGGAATGCCCTGCTGGTCGTGCTGCGTCAACATCACCGTGTTGTCGTCGTAGCTCAGCGCGCCCGGCTTCATCTTCTCGCGGAACGACCTGCCAGCACCCTGAATCGGATGCGACAGCTGCCCATAAGGAACCGCGATGCCGGTCAGCTCATTCGCTGACGTCGCCGTCGTCGTCGTCGACAACAGCCTGGTCTCCAGCTTCATCATCAGACCCCCCGGTCGTCTGCATGTTCGGCCCGACGTACATTTCATCGCCGCCGTCGATGGGCGCTAGCCCCAGTTCCTTGCGTACTTCGTTCGGCGTCATCACGCCCAGCTGCACCGCTTCCCGATACGCCTGCATCGACTCGTTGAACGAACCACGCAGCAGCGCCGTCTTGTCGAACTTGACGCAATAGTCCGCTCCGTAGAGCTTCGATCCCAGCTCCGCCCCCCAGGCGTCGGTGTACGCCGCCAGCGAATCCGCGTACATGCGGGACTGCTCAGCGGTGTAGGCCGAGCCTGATTCGCTGAACAGGACGTAGGGCGGAATGCCGAACACCCGCGCGATGTCTTCGATGGCGTTCTTCCGGCCGGCGATCCAGTCTTGGTCGACCAGACTCCTGCCGACCTGCTGCACCGTCGCACCGTTCTGGGCGATGATCGGACGCAGCATGCCCTGAGCGCCGGAATGGGCTGAGACGTATGCGTCGGCCATCTTCCGCACGCCGTCTGCCCCTACCGACTCACTCGTGGTGATCGCAATCTTGCCCATTCCGGGCTGGCGATACCCCTCAAGGCCGGCCGTCTCCAGCTCGCTCGAGAGCGCCATGGCCCGCGCCGCTTCCATCACAGGGCTGGTGCCCCAGAGCTGGCGGACCGACTGGGGCATCCGCAGGTGGATGATGTCGGCCGGGGCGACGTCGCCGTATTCGCTGGTCGTGTAGTAGTACCTACCGTCGGCGGCCCGATTCAGCTGCACGTCGTTGTTGTCGAGCGGGATGAACTGGTCGAACGTCGTGCCCCGCCGGCTGATCAGGGCGAACGAATTGCCCCAAGTGAGCGCCTGCATGAACATCCACCGCTTGAAGTCGGTGGCCGTGTGGAACTCGCTGGCCTGTTCGTTCAGCGCCACCACGATCGGATCGCGGCCGATGTCCACCCAGTCCTCGCCCTGGTAGGCGTATGCCTTGATGGGCATCCGGGCGATGTCGCCGGCGATCGCGTTGACCGCTCGTCGCACCGCCGGCAGCCGCATCGCTCGAGGCGGGTACTGGGCGAACTGCGCCACGTTGTCGCTGTTCTGGTTCGGGTAGGTCGGCCACCACACGCCATCAGGGCCAGCGCCACCTGTGGCGTTCACCCGAGGCCATCGAAAAAGTCGACGGATGTCCAAGCGTTTCCCCCCGGAAACCGAATTAGAAGGCGATTGAGTCGGGGTCCGCGTACGCCCCCGGTCTTTCCGCACCCTCTTGGATCAAAACCCCGCACACCATCACGGCTGCCACGATCGGGTCGATGATTCCCCGCGTCTTGTGGGGCGACTTCGACGGCCGATAAGCCCCGTTCACATTACCTTCTAAAACGACGTTTGCAAGCGCATACTGCGCAACTGAGCAATCTTGCAAGCAAAATTTCCGATCTTTTGCAAATCCCTCAAATAGGTACGTCGCCGGCCCCAGCGCCACCATGGTCTGCGGGTACCTGGACATGGGCAAATCCGTCTCGGCGTTGTAGCCATCCTCGAGATCGCCCCACCCCTCCATGTTGACCTTCATGCCGCCCATGGCGTCGTAGCCGATCCGCTTCAGATTCGTCCGCTGCTTCAGCTCCCAGAGCTTCTCCCGGACCAGCTCGTACTGCACCGAATTGTCGCACACCGTGACGTGCGGGTATTTCTCCCAGGCGTTGAGATGCCGCTGGTAGTCCCGTTTCCGGTTGCCTGGTTCCTGCCGGATCACCCAGTGGAACCAACGCATGCAAAATCGGGATTCATGCCACCAGCCGTACGCGAGGCTGCTGATATCAAACGACTTCGATAGGTCGAGGGCCGCGTACACGGCCACGCCGGCAGCCGGGTACTCCGGCGGGTCGCCGGTGTTCTCCTGCCAGACGTCGCCGCCTACCCACTTGATCCCCTTCGTGGAGAACCGGCAGCAGGCCATCCGCTCCCACGTCTCCATGTCCCCCTCGGCCTGATAGGTGGCGAGCTGCCGGTGGTACGACTCCACCGGGATCGTGTGTCCCAGCGACGGGTTCGCCTTGATCCAGACGTCCGGCCCGCCGTCGATCATGTCGTCATCCTCGTCCAGCCCGAAGAACGCCGCGAACACCTCCATGTCCCAGTGTTCCTCCTCGAGGCTCATTTCCCACGATCGCCGCTTCGTGTAGTACGGCGAGTCCCGGCCGGCTGCGATCCCGCCTGGCGTGGTTACCGACAGCATCAGGGCATGGACGTTCTTCCCCAGCCCGCTGGTGATCTTTGACAGCCAGTCGCTCGTCTGCTCGCTGGATTCATCGACCAGGTACACGACGCCCTTCAGGCCGTCGAGAGTCGTGGCCCGTGCCGCCTTCGTCTCGATTCTGCCCTTCGACGCCCTGCACCGCAGCTCGAGCTTTGTCGTCTCCCAGCCGGCCTGGTCGCCAGTGTCCGGGTCGTTGTGATCGCCCCAGGCGTCGACCGCGAAGGCCCGTGCCGACTGGTACGCGACTTGGGCCTGCTGCACCGTGTTGGCAAGGATCACCGTCGACGATCGCTCGATCGTGCTGGCGAAGTACAGGAGCAGGGTCGCGGCCGATGTCGTCTTGCCAGCGCCGCGGGCCACCTCCAGCGCGATCTGCTTGTACCGCCTGTTCCCGCATTCCTTGCGCCTCCAGAACGCAGCACCGAATACCCACGCCTGCCACGGGAGCAGCTCGAACTT